ATTAGAAGGTGACGGTGTTAGAACAGCTGAAGCTTACTTCTCAAACGATGGTGGTTTAACAGCTAAAGCTTCTGCAGATATTGAAGCTGGTGATGAAATTTACTGGAATGGTGATATTGCAGGTTTTGATTTATCTGGTACAGATCAAATTGACGTTGAATATCAAAGAACAACAAACGCTTAATCAAAAAATAAAAACAAACATTAAAAAATGGCAACACCAATTATTAAAGCAGCCGGATCATCTGGAACTTCAGGTAGTAATGGCTTAAACGGTACTTCTGGTTTTGACGGTTTGGACGGTACTTCAGGAACAGCAGGAACTTCAGGTTCTAACGGTTCTTCTGGTATCAACGGTACTTCAGGTACTGCTGGAACTTCAGGTTCTAGTGGAACTGATGGAAGTAACGGTTCTAGTGGTTCTTCTGGTACGGCTGGTACTTCAGGTACTGCTGGTACTTCAGGTACTTCAGGTTCAAACGGTTCATCAGGAACATCAGGTTCATCAGGAACAAACGGTTCAAGCGGTTCATCAGGAACTGCTGGTACATCAGGAACTTCAGGAACAGCAGGTACTTCAGGTACTGATGGTTCTTCAGGAACTGCAGGTACTTCAGGAACTTCAGGTATAGACGGTACTTCAGGTACAAACGGTTCTTCAGGTTCAAGCGGAACAGCTGGAACTTCAGGAACAGCTGGAACATCTGGTTCAAGCGGAACAGCAGGAACTTCAGGAACAGACGGTTCTTCAGGTTCAAGCGGAACAGCTGGAACTTCAGGAACAGCAGGAACTTCAGGTTCTAATGGTTCTTCAGGTTCAAGCGGAACAGCTGGAACTTCAGGAACAGCTGGAACTTCAGGAACAGCCGGTACTTCAGGTACTAACGGTTCTTCAGGAACAAACGGTTCTTCAGGTTCAAGCGGAACAGCAGGAACTTCTGGTTCAAGCGGTTCTTCAGGTTCAAGCGGAACAGCTGGAACTTCAGGTTCTAATGGTTCTTCAGGTTCAAGCGGAACAGCTGGAACTTCAGGAACAGCTGGAACTTCAGGAACAGCCGGTACTTCAGGTACTAACGGTTCTTCAGGAACAAACGGTTCTTCAGGTTCAAGCGGAACAGCAGGAACTTCTGGTTCAAGCGGTTCTTCAGGTTCAAGCGGAACAGCTGGAACTTCAGGTTCTAATGGTTCTTCAGGTTCAAGCGGAACAGCTGGAACTTCAGGAACTTCAGGTGTATCAGGAACTTCAGGTTCAAGTGGTTCTTCAGGAACTTCAGGTGTAAATGGAGCTCAAGGTGCTGCAGGAACTTCTGGTTCAAGTGGTTCTTCAGGAACTTCAGGTGTAAATGGTGCTCAAGGCGCTAGAGGCTTCCAAGGTTTCCAAGGTGCTCAAGGTGCTACAGGTGCTCAAGGTGCTACAGGTGCTCAAGGGGCTACCGGTGCTCAAGGTAACACAGGTGCTCAAGGTGCAGTAGGACCACAAGGACCTACAGGTGCTCAAGGTAATACAGGTTCTCAAGGTGCAAGTGGAGCTACAATTTTAGGTAGTACACAAACTTGGACAGGTGTTAACCAATTCAGCGGTAATCAAGCAACTGGTTCTGGATCAAACCCAGCTTTACAAGCATACGGAACTAACGCAGGCGCTATGATGTCATTCCACAGAGGTGGTTATTACGCAGTAAACTTAGGTTTAGATTCTGATAACGTGCTTAGATTAGGTGGTTGGTCAGCTTCTGCAAATAGATTGCAAATTGACATGTCAGGTAACCTTACTATGTCCGGTGATATTACAGCATATTCTGATGCAAGAGTTAAAGAAAATGTAGAAACTATTGCAGATGCATTAAATAAAGTTTTAGCTTTAAGAGGTGTTTCTTACAATAGAACAGATTCTGATGACGATTCTAAAAAAATAGGTGTAATCGCACAAGAAATGCAAGAAGTTATTCCAGAAGTTGTTCACGAACAAGCTGACGGAATGTTAGGTGTTTCTTATGGAAACTTAGTAGGTTTATTAATTGAAGCTATCAAAGACTTAAACGCTAAAGTAGATTCATTACAGAAATAAACAAACAGAATAGATTAAGTATAAAGCTTAATCCTTTCAAAAAAGCTCGATCGAAAGGTCGAGCTTTTTTATTTTAGATAAATAAGATATTAAATAACATAAATATGATCGATCAACTTACACAAAATGCAGATACTAGATGGTATTTTGATTCAATTTATAAAATTGGAGATGAATACAAAATAAATGGCTGGATCTATAATTCACAATCAGATATTACAGATTATTATTTAGATGGTGAAAAATTATCAGTGATTAGAACAAATAGACCAGACGTAAATAATCATTTTGGCATATACAATAATCCTTCTAAATTAGGTATTTCATTTAGAATATCAACTGACTTAAAAGAAACGATTTTATCTATAGAAGTTAATGGAGAAATTATAGTCTTAGGCTCTATTTTAAAATGGATTGTTTATTATTCTAAATTTAACAGAGATCACAAAGATCTTATAGTAGTTGACAACTTTTATGAAAATCCAGATTTAATTAGATCATTTGCTATGAATTCTTTAGGGTTTCAACCATCTGATTATCATAAAGGTCAAAGATCTAAAGAAAAATTCTATCTTCATGATACGAAAGAAATGTTCGAAAAGATAATAGGTCGTAAAATTATAAATTGGGATAATCCTAATTATGCAAATGGTGTTTTTCAATTCACAACAGCCCAAGATCCTATTGTTTATCACGTAGATACTCAAACTTACGCTGCTATGGTTTTTTTAACTCCAGATGCTCCGTTAGAAACAGGTACAGCATTTTACAAATCAAAATTTACAGGAGCTACTATATTTGATGGTACGCACGATCAAGAAGAATTTAATAAAACATTTAAAGGTCTTAGCACTAATTTAAATTTTTATGATAGCACACAGTACGAATTGATGGATGAAGTTGCCAATGTCTATAACAGATTAGTTCTTTTTAATGCAAAAAGAATTCATGCAGCTACTAAATATTTTGGCGATGAAATAGAGAATGCTAGATTTTTTCAATTATTTTTCTTTGATGTAGAATAACATATTATGATATTACATATAATTACACGTTGTAGTAAACCTACAAATCTTTTAAGAATCAAACAATCTATCACAGAAGTTATAAATAATGACAGCGCTAACATCGTTTGGCATGTTGTATTTAGTACTGATGTTTTAAAGGATATTGACGCTGAAATTTTAGAACAACTTAATGTCAAATGGATTAAGATGTTATTTCGACCAGATGCTGGTAATTATACGTGTTTAAATTCAATTATAAAAGACATTGACGAAGAAGGTTTTGTGTATCTTTTAAATGATAATAATCTATTACAAGAAGATTTGTACAATAGATTAAAAAAAGTACCGGCAGAAAAAGATATTTTTGTATTTTCGCAATGTGTTGGTTCATTAGAGAGTAATTCTTTTTTTAATAGAATTGCAATGCCTGAAAATATAGCTCCTACAAAAATAGATGCACAACAATACGCAGTTAAATTACAGTACTTCAAAGATAACAATTTCGTTGATAATTATTTAGCGGATGGTATGTTTATACAGAATCTTTACCAGAGATACCCAGATTTAACGGAGATCACACAAGACATCTTAGCTTATGGTAATTCTCTAGAAAAAGTAAACAAAGCCAGACATCCCAGAATACTCTATATAGGAGAAGGAACCCCAGTTTTAAAAACTAATAATCCAGTTTCTTGGGAATCTGATGAGCTAGACGTTAGATATTTAGAAAATGATTCTGAATTTATCAAAGAATACATGGAATTTAAACCAGACGCAATCTTAACAATTGGCGAAGAACGTTTATTCAATAACGTATATAACGCTCCTTTAGAAATTAGAAAATCTTGGATTAATTTAGAAAAATTAGAAGATGATGCTGGAGAAAAAGTGTATTACGCGGCTATGTTTAACATGTTGCAAAATACTAAAAGATATTTAGTTTCTTTTTTTACACCAATTTACAATACCAAACACAAACTTTATAAGACGTATGAATCTTTAAGAAATCAAACTTATGATAATTGGGAATGGGTTATAGTTAATGATTCTACAGATGGGGGATTAACATTAAAAATAGCAGAACATATTGCGTCATTAGATCCTAGAGTTAAAGTTTATGATTTTAGAGAAAAATCAGGTGGATTGATAGGAGAAGTTAAATGGAGAGCAGCTTGTATGGCAAAGGGTGAAATCTTAGCCGAATTTGATCATGATGATTATTTAACTCCAGATTGTGCAGAATATTTAATAAGAGCTGCAGAAAAACACACAGACGTTGGATTCTTTTATTCAGACTGCGTTGAGTCTAGAGAAGATCATACATCTCTTATTTATGGAGAAGGTTTTGCTTGCGGTTATGGCGCTTACAAAAAAGAAGAAGCTTTAGGTAGAATATATGACGTGAGTATTGCACCCAATATTAATCCTAAAACCATTAGACACATTGTTGGAATTCCTAATCATATCAGAGCTTGGAGGCGAGATGCTTATTTTTTAGCAGGTGGTCATTGCAGGGGCTTAACTATTGCAGATGATTATGAATTAATTATTAGAACATTTTTGACAACTAAAATGTTAAGAATTCCAAAATTGTTATATGTTCAGTATTTTTACAATGACGGTAATGAAATGAATACTCAAGATTTAACAAGAGGTGATATACAAAGACGTGTTAAAACAATTGCCAGAATTTATAACAATGCAATCAAACAAAGATTTGAACAATTAGGTAAAGAAGATTGGGCATTTGATCCAGATTTTGCAGAAAAAGCTTTAGACGTGCCTTCTAGATTTGGTGATGCTGAACAACATGTTAACGAAACGTTTGTTATAGAATAATGATATATAGCACATGAAAGGTAAAAATAAAATCATGTTATTCGAGCAATTTTTAAACGAGGCTTATAAAAGAGACGAGTTTCAAAAAGTTATAATCACGCGTAGAGCCGAATTGGACGATTCGTTTATTACTGGACCTAAATATACACCCAAAGATTATTGGGTTGTAGTTACTAGAGGCACTGAATTAGAAAATGTACCTAAGAATTTGCCAGTTTTGTGTTATGATAAAAAGACTTTAGAAAAATTATTAGATGAAGGTATTATTCAAAACGACCAAGTTTATAATAAATTAGAAGCTCGTAAAAAAGTAAGTTCAAAAGCAGAATTCTATAAGTTACACACAGACAGTGGTTATATTATGCCAACTGTTTTGGATAAAAATGGAATCAAAGATCTTAAGTTTCCTATAGTTGCAAAGCCAGATAACGAGCACAGCGGCTTAGGTATTCAAGTTTTTAAATCTAAAGAAGAATTAGATGACGCAGATCTAAGTAAGTTTTCATCATTCTCAGAAAAAATAGACATCAAAGAAGAACATAGATTTTTTGTTTGGCGTGGAGAAATGATTCAGTGGACTCAAAGAAAACCAATGGATGATGAAACTGCAGATATTGCTAAGAAAAATCCAGATCAAGAAACAAACTTCTCGTATATTTTAAGAAACGAGCAACCAAGTGACGATGTTAAAAAAGTAATATCTTATTTCTCAGAAGCACACGGCGACTTGGATTTTTACGCTATTGATTTAGCAGAAACAAAAGACGGTAAAATTTACGTTTTCGAAATGAATTCAGAACCCGGAGCACTATTTGGAGTTATGGCTCTCGTATATCAACGCATCTACCAAGACTGGTATGAAAAAACCATAAGCGATGATACTGTTCAATTACTAAAAGATTTTAGACAAAAGGATATTGAAGCTAATAAGAAACAAAATCCTAACTGGAAGGTAAAAGAATAAGAACAAAAGATTTTTTTATGGGTTATCCTAACAACACATGTATGCACATCACGATATATGTGCATCACATGCAAATTGACGAACTGTTTGATTTTTTAAACGATAGAATCGACACTCCACCGCCTTATTGGTACCATCACGAAGACGCACCATATTCAATCTCAGGCGGTTATGCTGCTGTTAATGTAGATTATCACAATTATCAAAAGATCAGAACCGAGAGAACATGGGACAGTCCCTTAAATATTTAAAAACTTTTTTGAAAATAAGTTAGCCCAAATTTTTTTATTTGGGCTTTTTTGTGTATATTAGCTGTATAATAACTAAACAAAGAAATAATGTATAAAGCAGAAGAACTTAAAAATATGCTTTTCGTAGATATCGAAACAGCATCTTCTCATGAAAATTATGAATCGTTTGTGGATTCATTAGGACCTAACTCAAGCATGGAAGAATGGTGGGCTGATAAAGCGCAGTATCTTAAAAAAGATCGAGTAGAATTAAGCCAATTGTCCAATGCTGAAATGTACAACACGCAAGCTGCTATATTTCCAGAATGGGGTCGTATCGTTTGTATCACTATAGGCCAAGTTAAAATAGATTCAGATGGAATCCCTAATGATTTTAAAATGAGATCATTTGCGGGTGAAGATGAGAAGGCTATTTTAGAAGAATTCTTGCCAACACTCTCTGCTATTTTTTCAAAAGCGCCTTCTATTCGAATCGTTGGTTTCAATATCAAAGGCTTTGATATTCCTTATATCTGTAAAAAAGCTATGATCCATGGAGTTAAATTACCATATCAGTTTCATTTGCAAAACGTAAAGCCATGGGACAATTGCCTTTTAGATATTTCAGATATTTGGAAATTTGGTGGTTGGAACGGTGCAAAATTAGGTGTTGTGTGTGAAGTAATGGGAATTCCAAGTCCAAAAGAACAATTAGCCGGTGGAGAAGTTAGCGCTACATTTTGGAGAGGTGATTTAAAGCTTATTACAGAATACTGTGAAAGAGATGTTAAAGCTACAGCAAATGTCCTATTAAAAATGAGTGGCTTTGACACTTTGACACTAGATTCTTAAAATAAATGACAATATGTCAAATTATTTAGCTTGGTATAAAAATTGAAGGATATTAATTAATGGCAATAAAGCCAGAAACTATAAACTATAAAAATTATGTTTGGACACACGGGAAAAAGTTCATTTGAAAAATTAGCTGAAAAAATGTTTGATAGTATTGAACCGACATGGAAACAAGAATTCAGATTTGCAAATCCGTTTAATGATACTAGTTTAGAGGATAATACACTAAGTATCGCATTACCTGGATTTTCTAAAAAAGACATTAAGATTGATGTCGATGGAGATTTACTTGTTGTTTCTAGTAAGGTTGAAGAAGCTGATGAAACAAAATTTAAAAAATCTTTTACAAGATCATTTAGATTAATTAAAGACATTAATGTCGATACTATTAAAGCATCAATGGAAAATGGTATTCTATACATTACATTTGAGAGAAAAAATGTGACAAAAGAAATAAAAATATCTTAAATTATTTTTTTATGTCAAATCTTTTTATTATATTTACAGTATAAACCTATAAGATATGTTTGCAGACTACGAAAACGACGAATTTGAAATGGATGACGAAATGTCACAAGAAGAAATTATTAACGCAAAGCAATTATACAATAGTTTAGTGGATAGATTAGTCCGCGAAAATTATGAATCTATTGCTAAAAATGGTATCGATATTGTAAATACTAAAATTCATAATCTCGAGCCAAAACAAATAGAACAATTAAGAGGCACTTTGGATTTTATGATTGTGTATTTTACAGAATTAGAAGAGTATGAAAAATGCGCAGTTTTACACAAATACGTCGAAGAGCTCAATCAATAATTTTTGGAGGTAAATATAAAATTTAGGGCACTTAAGTGCCCTTTGTTTTTTAATCGAAATATATAATACAATATTAAAATAATAACTATGGAACCAAAAGCATTAACAGACATTGCAACTCAACTTAAAAGAATTGCCGATATGATGGAACGTAATGAAAAGCGTAACCTTATTAAAAATGACGGTATAGAAAAAGTTAAAGAGGCAATTAAAAAACGCAAGAATGAATTATTACGAAACATTGAAAGTTCCCAAGACAGCAAGTCAGGAAGAGATTAAATCTGCGTATCGTAAACTTGCAAAAGAATATCACCCAGATAAAAACACAGGTGAAGATACTAAACAAAAATTTCAACAAATACAAGAAGCTTACTCCGTTTTAGGTGATAAAAACAAAAAACAAGAGTATGATTCTAGAAATAGTCAACCTAATCTGGAAGACTTATTAAGAAACTGGGGATTTGGTAATAATTTCGCAGATGATTTTAATATGCACTTTGGTGGATATAGAAATAATCCAAATGCCAAAGGTCAAGATATTAGAGTTACAATTCCTATAACTGTAAGTGAAATCTATAATGGATTTTCTAGATCGATCGACGTCGGTACTGGCAGAATTAATGCTAATATACCTAAAGGTGCTAGAGAAGGTTCTAAATATAAAATGGCAGGCAAAGGTCAACCTAATCCTTTTAATTCTAATGCGCCCGCTGGAGATCTAATCATTAATATCAATGTACAATACGATGAAAATTATATTATACAAGGTGATGACGTCATGATTGAAAGCTTTGTCAAATTCTATGACATGATTTTAGGTACTAATTTAGAGATTAGAATACCAAGCGGTAAAATCTCTATAAAAATTCCAGAAAATACATCTCCGGGTAAAATATTAAGAGTGCCTGGAAAAGGCTTGCCAATCGCAGGTACAGAAATGTCAGGTGCACTATTAATAAAAATCAATACTAATTTTCAAAATTTAAATTCAGAGCAATTATCTTTAATAAATAGAGTTAAAGAATTAGATTAATTTAAAAACACAACAAACAGTTATGATTATCATAGATGTAAACGGTAATATAGAAAAAGCTCTAAAAGAATATAAAAGAAAAGTTGCTAAAGTTAAACAAAACCAGCAACTTAGAAATAATCAAGAATTTAAAAAACCATCTGTAACTAGAAGAACAGAAATAACCAAGGCCAAGTACGTTCAGGCTATTAAATCTCAAGCGGACCAAGATTAATTTTATTAACATAATAAAATTCTGCAATAATCCACTCGGTAAACGCTATGTAAATATATAGCATAAGATAAAAATACCACAAGTACACATGAGCTACATATCAAATGAGGAGAAAGATCAACTCATGAGATCTAGTTACTATATAATAACACGAAACTTTACTAAAACGGTAAATCGTTTCATTGCGTTCCAAGATGGAAGTAATTCTATTGAAATACCGCACGGTATAGGCCAAAGATCCAAATTTATAGATTTATTAATTAAATACTTCGAAGAAGTCGAAGAGTATGAGAAGTGCGACAAACTCGTGAAGCTGAAAGAGTTAGTCGTGGATGCAGGTGATTAACCACAAATTAAACAAAAACTAAATTATGCAAAAAAGATCAGCAGAAAGTAAAACAAAATCAACTAGCAGCAGACCAACAGCTGCCAAACCAAAAAAGACAACAGTTAAAGAATTAGATTTAGTAGGAGTACAATTAAAACCAAGTCAACAAGATTATTTTCAGCAGATCCAAAAGAACGAAATTACATTTTGTTCTGGACCAGCAGGTACGTCAAAAACATTTACAGCGTGTTTTACGTCATTACATTTATTAGCCACAAAACAAGTTTCCAAAATTATTTTATGTAAACCAATTCAAGAATCTGGAGAAAAGTTAGGATTCTTACCCGGAGATATTGCAGACAAAATTGATCCATACATGCAATCTTATATTTCAAACTTCAAGAAGATTGTAGGTGATGAATTAACAGAAGGATTAATTTCTTCTGGAGCAATAGAATTCAAACCACTTGCATTTATGAGAGGTGATACCTTCGATGATGCTTTCATGATTTTAGATGAAGCTCAAAATGCAACCTTTAAACAACTTATGTTATTCGTAACTCGTATGGGTAAAAACTCTAAAGTTTTAGTAACAGGCGACGTTAGTCAATACGATATTCCTAAAGCAAGTGCGGGTCTTCCTGGATTTACAGCCTTAATGAAAGGTGTTAAAGGTGTAGGCGAACATATCTTTACCAACAAAGATATTGTAAGAGCTAAGATTTTACAAGATGTCGTAGACAGATACGACAAATGGAGAGTAGACAATCCAGAGAAATAAAACAAAGTAAAGGACATGTGTATAACTATTATAACTTTAATAATATACACATGTCTGATACTAGATACGTAACACTCAAATCACATTATAACGAAGACCAATCAATCATAGAAGTTGGCGTAGACGAAGCTGGCCGAGGATCTCTCGCTGGTCCAGTCACAGTAGCTGCATGTATAATGCCAGTTAATTTTTCACATCCATTAGTTAAAGATTCAAAGCTCCTTTCTGAAAAACAAAAGGAAGAAGCATATAAGATCGTAATGGCAAATGCAATCGCTTGGTATTGTGTACATGTAGATGCCAAATTAATAGAAGAGCAGAATATTTTAAAAGCTACTTTACACGGTATGATGCTAGCATTAAGTGGTGTTGAAGAAACTACAGATTTTGATTTTATCTTAGTCGATGGAGATCAATTCCATGGCTATAATGGTAAAAATTACGTAACGATCGTCGGCGGAGATAATAAATATACATCGATTGCTGCAGCTTCTATTATTGCAAAAATCAAACATGACAATTGGATGAGAGAATGTGAAGAAGGCAAAATATATGGATGGGCTTCTAATAAAGGATATGGCACTAAACAACATTTAGATGCTATCAAAGAACATGGTCCATCTGAACACCACCGAACAAGTTTTATTTCACATATTGTTACAAAAACAGCAGAATTATTTTAATGAGAAATTTATTTAATGGAATTATTTTATTGACGATCGGACAAGCTATTGTTTGGTTTCAAACTAATGGACAATTTGTATGGCCATTCTTTAAAAGAAATCCTTTAATAATAGCGTTAATCGGCGGTAGCATAGTTTCATATACATTTATTCTCGGTACCAAAGAATTAGCAACTTATTATGAAGGTGCTCTTTGGCCTGGTAGATTTATTGGATTTACAGTCGGTATGTTTACATTTTCAGCCTTAACATATTTAATGATGAATGAAGGCATTAATACAAAAACAGGTATTTCATTAATTTTAGCAGCAATTCTATTAGGTGTTCAGCTATTCTGGAAATAAATGTTAATAACTTTTAAAAATAAGTAAGCCCAAATTTTTTAGTTTGGGCTTTTTTTTGTATATTTACAGAGTAATTAAAACAAACATAATATGAAATACGAATTAGTCCTATCATCAGATCAAGTTATTGAAATTAAAAAACAAAACATAGAGGTGGAATATCTAGATAATAAACCTACACCATCGGGTGGTTTTTTTGTTTCTATTACAATCAAAGATCCAGTAGATCTTTTAAGTTTATTTTATGCCGGTAGTTATTATGCACTTAGTAGAAAATAACTGCTTAAATATTTTTTTATCTCAAATCTTTTTAGTATATTTACTGTATAAACAAAAACAATAACATGAACATTCAAGAATTCAAATGCAATGGTTTTAGTAATGCACAACAAGCCAATATTGTTAAACCAATTATTCAAACCGCAATTTCAGTATTTAGATTACGTAAAACCAACGAAGAGATATTTGCTAGTTTTCCAAAAGGAGATGATTATCATTTAGGTACTAGATTTTATGATGATGATTCCGTAGCTAGTCGTATATGTTCAGGTTTAGTAGAATACGCAGAAAAACAATTGTACAAAGAATCTGGCCAATACGCACCGTCTTTAATCGTAGAACAATACATCGATACATTAGTAAATTCTTTAAGTGGATCAGAAATGGATCAAATTATTTTAGAAGGTATGCGAGATTGCGCTTCAGCTGATCATTGGTATGCTTACGAAAAACAATGGAATTAATTAACATATAATAGATATGAAAATAAATTTAGGGTACTGTTGTATTAATATGACTTTGCAAAAAGAACGTAAAGTTACTATTGGTCGTGGCATGATTAAAAAAACATTTGCAGAAAAAGGTATTAATTATGCAAGCGAATTAGCCTTGGCAAATGTCAAAGATATGGTAGAAATTATCAAATGGAATCATAAGAATGGAATTTCATTATATCGTATGAGTTCTGACATGTTTCCTTGGTGCAGCGAATACGAACTTAAAGATTTGCCAGATTATGACAAGATTTGTAATGTTCTTAAAGGTGCAGGTACTTTAGCTAAACAATATGGCCAAAGACTAACCTTTCATCCCGGTCCATTTTCAGTATTAGCTTCGGCAAATCCAGATGTGGTTACAAAAACTATTCGAGATTTAAATACGCACGGCGAAATCATGGATCTTATTGGTTTGCCTAGAACACCTTATGCAGCTATCAACATACATGTTAATACAACAGCGCCAGATAAAGCGTCTGCTATGCAAAGATTCTGTGAAAACTTTAAACGCTTAGACGATTCAGTTAAATCCAGGCTTGTGGTAGAAAACGATGACAAGGAGTCACAATACACAGTTCAGGACTTATATGATTCTGTGTACAGTAACATACATATTCCTATAACTTTTGACTACCATCATCATTGGTGTCATCCTGGTGAATTAGATCAAGAGGCTTCTTTAAAATTAGCAGCAAAATCTTGGCCTAAAGATGTTAAGCAGCTTACACACTTTTCTTCATGTAAAACTATTCACGAAGATGCTTCTCAAACTAATAAGCGAGCACATGCAGATTACTTATATGACAAAATAGATTCTTATGGCTTAGATATTGATGTAGAAGTAGAAGCCAAAGCCAAAGAATTAGCTGTATTTCAATATTTGAAACAAAATAAATTACAATTGGTATAAAAAGATAAAAACAATATGTCAGAACTTAAATTAAAGGCGTTAAAAGCGCGCTACACTGCACAAAGATTAGAAGCTTTGGCTACTATCGAAGTTTATATGTCAAATTCTGTTGGAATTGGCGAACATCCTCAAATCATCGACGAGATTGATAAATTGGTTAGATCGGTTGATGAAGCTGATGGTTTATTAAAAACGTTGAATTCTATTTTTAAAGTAGAAGAAGTAGAAGAAACTACGTATAGCGGCGAGAAAGAAGCAGAAAACTAAAATCAAAAGAGGACAAAGTCCTCTTTTTTTGCGTAGATATATAATCTAATATGAGCAAAGAACAAACATATAAGGATTATCCTAAGGCTGCATCTAAAAATGCGCAAAAGGCAATTGATTGGAAAGAAAAATACGGCCGCGATATTGTAACGGCTGGCACCGCAGTTGGTTGGCAAAGAGCACATCAATTAGCTAAAGGTGAAGCTCTATCAGAAGATGTCGTTTCTAGAATGGCACAATTCAATAGACACAGAAAAAATTCAAAGATTGCTCCTGAATTTAAAGACGAACCTTGGAAAGATAGAGGCTATGTAGCTTGGCTTATTTGGGGTGGAGATGAAGGTGTTAATTGGGCTATGGAAAAGATGGATAAAATAAAAGTAATATCTGCAACAGAAGGCCTTACATTCGACGAATTTCTAATTATTAATGAATCACTAAAAAAATTAGATATATAATCTTTAAAAACATAATAAAATAATATCATTATCATGGCAAAATTAAAAACATTTGAACAGTATGTTTCAGAAATGGACAGAGCTGAAGAAATTGAAAAAGAAATCGTAGACTTAGGTACTCCAGAAGAGGAATCACCAGAGGATGCAGACAAAGTACAATCACCAGAACAAGAAGCTAACGAAGCTAATGACGTAACAGGAACTGAAGCAGATGAGTTAAAAAATGACTTAAATGACAAAACTCCAGAAGTTATTGATGCTGATGGTAAAAAATACGCTAAGGCTGAAGATAGAGCAGAAGACGATTCAGCTGAAGTAAACAAAGATTTAAAAGATCAAGCTGAAGGTGAAGATATCGGTAAAGAAGTATCTGAGGCAGAAGAAAAAGAAGAAACTGAAGAAACTCCGGCGGAGGAAGAAGCTGAAGACGCTGAAAAAAAAAGTAAAGACGAACCTAAAAGACCAGTAAGTGAAATTCTTAAAGAATGCTATGGCATGATGAAAGAAGAAGCTGCTGCTTGGGCAAATGATGAGCATGACGAACACACTATTGAAACGTACATGACTGAAAATGCCGCATTAGTTGGTGGATTCGCAGCTAATACTTTAAAAGAAATGAGAGAAGACTATGCATTAGAAGCATACGAAGCTGCATGTAACCAAATCAAAGAGGCTTTTTGTAAGAAAGTTGATGAGGCTAAAGATTCTAATATGACTCCAGGAGAAAGAGAAGAAGAAGCAGCTAACCAATAATATATAAGCGTATCATCTTATATTTGAAAGGAGACCAAATTGGTCTCCTTTCTTTTTGTAAACAAATCCCAGGAAATTAGTATAAATAACTAATAAGATTTAAAATATGCCTAGAATTCCAATAGACAAGATATACATGCAAATAGCCTATCAAGTGGCTAAACTATCTTATGCAGAAAGACGTAAGGTTGGATGTGTAATTGTCAAAGACGAACAGATCGTTTCATTTGGCTATAATGGAACACCTCATGGATTTGACAATGAATGTGAAACGTATTCGCATGATGGTTGCGAATGCACTACCAAAAGAGAAGTCCTACACGCTGAATCAAATGCGCTAACTAAGTTGGCAAAATCTACCTTGACTTCCAAAGACACTATTCTTTACACTACTACACTACCTTGTTTTGATTGCGCTAAATTAATTATTCAAGCCGGGGTAAAGGAAGTTTATTATTGTGAAGACTATCGCGACATGTCAGGTATTATGTTATTACAGCGCGCGGGTATTGAGGTCAATCAAGTGATTGTCTGGAACAATGATTAATTAATTTATATAAATAACTAGAGTATGGGATTTAATGTAAGACATTATCCAGAGGACGTTACAATACTAAAAGACAAACTAGCCAAAGAAGGCTCTCAGTATTTTTACAATATGTACCTTAAGAGAGTAGACTGTTGGATGGGTTCAGATAAGACAAAGGAATCAGAACGATTTATAGATAAATTTATGGAGAAGTATAATGAAACAAATATTGAATTTCATAGCATCTCTGAGACACAAGAAGCGTAATCAGACAATTATGAGTAATAATACAGAACAGTTAGAAAAAACAAGGGTATTCCAATGGATCAAAGGGGATTCATTCGGAAAAGTAGTAACCTTAAAGGAAGAGGATAGTGAATTTTTATATTTCACAGACGGCTCTCAGATTTATAAGACCGTTGCTAAGGAATTCTTATTAGAATCATTAGACGGTGATATGCCTCTACCAGATGCTAAGCCTTTAGGAAATGGGTCTAAGGTTAATTCTAGAACCAGTATTATAGCGGAAAATGTGTATGAAGATAAATCTCCCACGCAAATTTCCCAGCAAATCCCCCAGCAAATTTCCCAACCAATCCCCACAGAAACGCCACTTCAATCTCTAATTGCCAAACTATCTCAGAAGAATGTGGAAACTGTAGATTTTAGTTTAGGAATTAATCTACCTAAAAAAGAAGTCTTTGCTATTTTATTAGAGAACTCAGATGAAGAGCGAGACGAATTAATAGACACTATCACGGAATCAGTAGCCTCCAAAATTGAAATAGATAGTCTAAAGGAATACTTAAAAGAACAATTAAATACTTACATAAACAATTATTACAATGGCTAAAAAAACAACATCTTTCAGTAGACGTCAAAGACGCGAAATGTATCGTAGAGCTGGATTCTTAAGAATCAAAAATGATTATAATCCATTAGGACCAGTGATGGCTAATTGGTATGCTAAAACTAGAGAAGAAGGTAAACAAATTCACGAAGCGCATACTAGAATGGTAGAAACTCAAATCGAAGAGAAATTACAAACGGTACTTAATAAGTCTAAAGAAACTTGGACAGAATTAGGTTATAACGACGCTGAAATCAAAATGTTAGAAGAAGCATTCTCATTGAGAAATGTTAAAAACAGAGAAACATTTACAGCTGATAGAAAGCAGGCTAAGAGATTAGAAAAAGAAGCTTACAAATTAAAACTATCTAGAGCATAATGCAAAACATAAGATTAGAACTAGCAGATAATGGTATTATCAAGATAGTCGAAGATGATAACATCAATGCAGCAGGAGAAGTGTATACTTCTGTTACTGTATATGATTTTGAAAGTTCTAATGCTATTGAATCTAAGATTAATTTCATCAATGATTTAATCTTAGATTCAGGTCTAGAGCTTGGTAACTCTAAAGATAAAAACCAAATAAAAATATCAGTGGACTGGGGTGATGAATATCAGCCTTCAAAAACTGAAATCGAAGAAAAGATTAAGGCACTTAAAAGTGATCTTAAACACTTCGAAGAGATGTTATAAATGAAATTAATCATAGATTGTGTTTGGTGTTCAAACAGAAGAGATTTTGTCAAATTTTTAAAAACAGCGGATGCTTACGAATCTGTAATAGATTACTATGCGATCAATGTTAAGTTGTCAAAATCTGATCCTGATGGAATTCAACCACCAGACACGATCATAGGATTACATTTAGTTAAAGGTATTCAAGATGCCAAAAATAATAACAAATCTAAATTACTTTACGTAATTAAAAATCTAAACGCAGAAACCATCGAAACAGTTTCTGATATGTTTTGTTCAATATATGAAATAGAAGAAAATGAAATGAGCATTTCTCTATTCATTATTAACAGAGACGATTATCCTGGAAAAACTGTTCTATCTAAATTCGATTCTGTTAAATTCATTGAAAAAGTATGATACGTCATCGTTTATTTTCAAAAGGCGAAACAGTATACGCCTTACTTTCTAATTTTAGATACCCTAATGTTTTATTCCCAGTACAAGCTGTCATATACGATGTGAAGTTTGATACAGATATGCCACAATATCAACTTAAAATAAGTAAGTTTTATGATGATGTTGCATTCTTAAAGAGATATTTCTTTGGTCTTACATTCAAACGCGACTTTGATGCTAAACAAACTAAGATCAATCTTAAGCGATCACTTTATCCTACAATACAAGATCTAGAACGAGTGTTCACTGAAAAATGGGAAAGCTATATGATTGCAGTAGATTCAGTATATTGTGTAAAGACGCAAAGCGAATTGAAAGAGCTCTTTAACTCACTTCAAGATCACTTCGTTGAGAAGAATATCAAAGATTTATGGGATCTAACCAGTCGCTCCTTTTATTCAAAGGGACAATACTACTACCACGCTCGCGGAGAATTCGAAGCCTCACTTAAAAAATTCTTAGCTGATAGAGTTAAACCAGAAAAAGATTATTTCGATAAATTGTTGTATAGGGCTGATAATAAAGAACTAGACAACATAGAATAATATTAAATAAGATATATATGTAATAAGGCCGATTAGGCGCTTAACAT